CCGGCGCTGCTGGCGTCGCTGGCCCTGCCGGCCCTGCGCTGTGGTTCGCGGCCGATGAGCCGGAGGATTACATCTCGATCCCAGGACCGACAGGCGCTGCCGGCGCCACGGGTGCGACCGGCACCACAGGCGCAGCAGGTACCGCGGGCTGGTACGCGCGCGACAATGAGGATGACGATCAGTCATACCTTGGCGGCCTATACCAGAACATATATGGCGCCTGTAACGCGTGGAGCGGAACGCAAACACATGAAGTCCTTGCTGGCTCATTCGCATTCATCCTTAACATGGCGGACAACGCGAATTGCTACAAATTCATTGACACTAGTGCAACAGTCACCAATGGCATCACCTATTTCGAGGCGTACAACGGCGCGACTGTTGTCAGCTATATGGGCCACGGCCCTGGAAATATCGCTGGTGCCGCTACCAACGATCTGTGCTTGGTGGCGCAATCTGGTGCAATACGGTTTGGGTTCGACGGCGCGCAGTTTGCGATGTCCAACGCTGGCGGCGCGAATCTCCAGGTGATCAACGCAAATACCGAATTCTTCATCGGCAACAATGACACGAACACCGGCACTGGCTCGCTGTGGTTTCAAGCCGGCGCCGGTTCATCTGCGTACGGCGGTGGGTTCATCGGGTGGGGTGGCTCCAATTCGGTTTCGAACGGCGGTGCCGCAGTCAGTTGCATATCCGGCGCGGACATATACCTTGGCACCGGGTACACGCCGGCTGCTTTCGGTACCCCTTACTTGACGCTCGCTTCCTCACTGGCGTCTTTCGCTGGCAGTATTTCGCTTGCCGCCGCTGCGCCAACGGTGGCAGCGTCTCACGTTGGCCTTGGCTCGACGGTGGGCACGACAGCCGTCACCACGTCCGGAGGCGTGACGCTGCCTGCACTCGCGAAAGGTTATTGGACGATCAACGTTGCGGGCACCAATTACGCGGTGCCGTACTACACAATCTAGGCATTTGCTCCATATCACTCATTGATCTACACTGCAACCACTTAGAGGACCCTGACCATGCAAAACCGTGCAGCTCGATTTGGACCGGCCGCGATGGCGACAACCATTGCGAACCTTCTTAACTGTGCCCTGACTTCCAATTCCGGCCCTGTCGGGATTTCAAGTCCGGCCTCCCTGGCGCTCTACCTTCTCATCACGCACATTCGCTTGGTGAACACGGCAGCGAGCGCTGCAACCGCCAGCTTGTTCATCGGCACCACGGCCACCAGCGCAACCGCTGCGGCCTTTGCCTTCAATGGCTACTCGATCGCCGCGAACAGCTACGTGGATTGGTACGGTCGCGTACGCCTCGATGCTGCTGATTACCTGACGGGGCTCGCCAGTGCGGTCACGGTAACGTGGCAGGCCGAAGGCGAAATCGGAATCAACTAATGTTCACCGCCGAAGAACTTCAGATCCTCATCGAGCTGGCGGCGTCGGCGCCGATCGGCAGCTATGCCAACGCCAAGAAGTTAGATCCGCTATTCCGCAAGGCGATGGCGATTCATGCGCAGCTCGCGGCACCCGCGGCGCCGGATGTCGGCGTTGTTGACACGCGCGGCGGCGTAGTCATCCCGGCCGGCGGCACTGCACCCCTTTCCGTAGTCCGCGACTCCGAAGCGGCGTAACTGGAGCAAGACATGGCTTTCACGAATCTTCACATCTCCGAATTCTCCGGGCTTGGCGCGACGGGGCAGAGTGATTCTGTTCCGCTGTTGGATGCCAGCTCGAACCGAGCGAATCAGACCGTCGCCATTGCTGGCGCCTCCGCGTCTTCTAACGCATTCCAGTCGACGGTAACGTCCGGCGGACAGGGCGCGGATGCGCAGCGGCAAGTAGAGACAACCCCGCCTACAAAATGGGTGCTGCTGTTCGCAGACGTCGCCTGCTCGATCGCCTTCGGCACTACGCCGGTGGCCGTGGTCGGTGGCTGGTATCTGCCGGCAGCTACATCAATTCTGGTGCGGGTGCCTGCGGGCCTGAGCTGGAAAGTGGCTGTCATTGCCGATGCGACCTGATGTTCGGGTTTGACGCGACGGATTGGTTCATTCTTGGCTTCGTGGTGATGGCGGGATTGTATCTCAAGCAGCACCCGAGCGATGTGAACTACGCGACGTTTTGCAGCCTGGCGGTGCTTTGGCACGGGCTGCGGGTATATGACCAGAAGCATCAGGACGCTGAGTGATGGGTGCTCTACTTGCATTGATCCCGACGCGGGATTGGATCTACGGCGGACTCACCGTGATCCTCGCCCTGTGGGGTTGGGACCTGTACCACAAATACGAGACGGCCGTGAACTACCAGCGGACCGTGACTGCGGAAAGCGTAGCAGCGGCTGCCGCGGCCAAGAAGACGATCGACGACAACACCGCTGCGTACAGCGGAGCCCTACAGACCATCGAGGCTCAATATGCGAAAGATACTGCCGCTGCTTCTCAGCAGCACAATTCTGACGTTGCTCGGCTGCGCGCCGCCGCCGCTCGTCAAAGCAACCCCTTGCTACATAGTGCCCCCGGCTCCGCCGCAACCGGCAGCGCAGGGGACGAAGGCTTTAGCGGATTGGGAAGCGTGGCTCTCGGCCTCGCAGACGCCATCCGCGCAGACGACTCAGCCCTTACCGCCTGCTACGCAGACCGTAACGCGCTGACAGGAAAATGAGCCGTGAGCGACGACACCGGGTACATTCGCGAGATGCTTGGCCGAATTGACGGCAAGCTCGACAGCGTATCGACCGCGCTGAGCGTTCACGCCTCGCACGATGAGACCGTGCAAAAAGAGCTGTTCGAGCGCATCGAGACCTTGCAGCTCGCGCATGCTTCGCAAAAGGGCGGCTCGAAGGTGTGGGCGATGGTCGCAACTGGCGCTGGCGCCATTGTGGGCAGCCTGACACCCGTCATTGCCACATGGCTAAAGCACCGCCAATGAGCCGCTCGCTAGGCCCCTCGGGCGAAGCGCTCATCAAGAGCTTCGAGGCGTACCGTTCGACGGCGTACCCCGACGAGGGCGGCGTGCCGACGATTGGGTGGGGACATACAGGCCCCGACGTGACGCTCTACATGGCGCCCTGCACGATGTCTCAGGCGCAGGCATGGTTTGACCAGGATACCGCGCACTGCGTCGCGGTGCTCAGCGATGTACTCGGGCCGACCGTCACGCAGAACCAATTCGACGCCTGCGTGAGCCTTGCCTACAACATTGGCACTGGTGCCTTCCTGCACTCGACGTTGCTCGCCAAGTTCAGGGCCGGCGACACGGCCGGAGCGAGCGGGGAATTCCCTAAGTGGGACAACGTAGCCGGCACCCCTTCTGCGGGGCTGCTGCGCCGCCGGCAGGCCGAGCAGACGCTATTTAACTTATAGCGGCTTCGTATAAAGCCCGTGGCGGGGCGCTCTACCTACCCCTTGCTCCAGATACCTAAACACGTTTTTCCAGCCCCTGCGGTTACGGTATGCAGCCCGGGTATTGCTAGCCTGCTCTTTTAATGTCGCCCAACGGCAGTTTGCTTTGCTGTACCCTAAAAACGGGTCTATTCTGTCTAGTGTCGTGCTGAGTGGCGGCAACCCCATGTCGGCCAAGAACTGTTCAAAGCTGTTCCATTCCTGGCATACCGTGACGCCCTTGGCGCCATACCACGTCCAACTGCAGTGCTTTGGGTCGGTGCATCGCTTATGCATCTGTCGCCACTTGCTACGCATTCTACGCCGCTCGTCCGTCGGAATTTTCATCGGCCATGCCAGTATGCCGGGGGCCTTTCGACCCACCGTACGCCATGCTCGCGAGCCACAGCCCGGATAGCGGCGGCCGGCCAGCCGCACATCGTCAGCAGGTGGAAGTAGACCCCGGCGAACGTCGGGCCGTGGTCATCGACCCGATTTCCGCATAAGTCAAATACAATCTGGTGCGCGGCTTCGTGCAGTGACGTCGCGGCGTTTTTGCCGCCCCTGTTGCCAGGGCCGATCGCTTGAAGCGAAATCTTCCGGCTGACCGGCATGCACCAGGACATCGCGCGCTTGCGGTGCTGCGTCACGGTAGGCGCCTTGACGCCATAGGCCGCGCAGGCAGCGGCGATCAGCCCGCGGCACTGGGCGAGGGTTGCGCTGTTGTGATTGGCCCACGGGAAGCGGTCCTCGAAATTGTAGATCGCTTCCCGCTGACGGTCCACGTCATCCGCCTTTCGGAACGCTGACCCAATCCTGCGACTTCACCCTCTGGTTCGGATCGACGTACACCGGCATGGAGTACGTAATCCCGAACTTGGGGTGAGTGACCCAAAGGTTCTGCGACGGCTGCTCGAAAGGGAAGTTGTTCGTGAAGGCGTACTCATCGTAGCCTTTCAGGCACGAGTTGACTATGACGCGCTGAAGCGCGATGCGCTGGTGCCAATGGCCCATGACCATTGTGTCGTAGTCCATGCCAACCTGAGAGTTGCGCGAGCGCTTCTTGTGATCGCCACGCAGGATAGGGCCAAGGGCTCCGATCATTCCGTCGCCCCCACGGAACTGATCGCCGTGAGTCAGTAAGTAGCTGTAACCGTAGATCCGGTAAGCGGCGTCGGAGCCCTCGGGAATGTAAAACGTGATGCGCTTGTCGTGCGACAGCGCTCGCGCGAGGAACTGGTACAGAAGCCAATCGAAGGACGTATGGTTGCGGCCCTTCGCGTAAATCTTCATCGTATCTCGGCCGTGGTTTCCGGACACACAGGGCAGGAAGACTGCGCCGAATGTGTCTGCCAAGGTGCGGATCGCGGGTACAAGATTATCCACAAGGTCGAGCACTGTCGGCATCGTAGGAATTTCGTTACTTGCCCGAAGTTCCTCATGAATCGCTCCCGAAACCATATCGCCACCCAACGGTACAACGATACCGGGATAACGCATATCTCGA